TCATCAAACACCTACTGACATGAGCAAGGAAGTTCTTAAGATCATAAACCAAGGCAGCGGTCCATATCAGTTGACCAAGGAGCAGGCCGGCGAAGCATACCGTGCAGCTCGCAAGATTAAAACGGAGTTCACCAGCTTCTGGAACCGTAAGCGCAGAAAGGCAACTAAGTGATTACCGATAGAGACGTAGCTCGGTGCATGATTGAATACGGTGGTTCGTTCGTATCCAAATTGGGAGCAGCAGCACTAGCCGCTGATCCTTCCAACCTTAAGCAGATCCGGGATGCGTTCCCGGACTACTGGGCCAACTACACCAAGATGGCTATTCAACTTTCGGAGGTCGAGAAACAGGCCTCCAAATAACACATAACTAACAACACAAAACGTAAGACATGATCATTAAAGCAGCAGGCGGTAAAGAGTTCGCACCGTGCCCCGAGTTCTCGGGACGAGCAGTGTGCGTAGATGTAACTCCCCTCCGGGAGTACGAAACCGATTACGGTGTGAAGAAGAAGTTCAAGTTCGCTTTTGAGCTCGACCTCATCGACGGATCACGCGACCCGGTGCAGCCCTGGGTAGTGTTTAGCAAGCCCCTGGTCCCCTCGTTGCATGAGAAGGCAGCTCTCACCAAGGTGATGAAGGACTGGTTTGGCCGTAAACTCACAGACCAGGAGAACAACGGCCTCGACCTCGAGTCGCTGATTGGCCGGCCAGTAACACTCATCATTGCCCACGAGCAAAGCCAGGATGGCAGCAAAACCTATGCGAACATCAAGTTGATGATGCCGCACAAACATGGCGAACCGCTCCAGCCATCGGGCCTGTGGGTACGAATGCAGGACCGCCCGGCCAAAGATGAGAAGGGCCCCACCGTGGTCCCGAATAGCACGACACCTCGACCAGTTGACCTGGGCACAACCAAGGTCCATGTAGGCAAGTTCAAGGGCACCGCCATCTCGGAGCTGACCGACTCCGCGGTTAAAGGCCTGGGCGAGCACTGGCTGCCCAAGGCGCAGGTTAACGCCGGCAAGAGCCCGGAGGACAAACAGCTCATTGCAGCCGTGATCAAGCGCCTGCAGGAGATTGACGCCAAGGACCAGCCCGACTTCGACGACGTGCCTTTCTGATGAAAACTAAAAAGAAATACGTTAAGTTGGTCGACAAAATTCCCGAGGTGGTACGGATGCGCTCTGACGGGATGAGTTTGAAGGAGATCGGGAAGCACTTCGGACTCTCTCGCCAGCGCATCAACCAAATTGAGCAGGCAGCCGAGATGCATGAAGAGATCCTTCAACTATGGGGCTTCCCGTTCTCGGTCAGGACGTTCAATACCCTTGAGCGCCTGTGCATCAAAAGCCGCGAGCAGGCCATTGACCTCTACAACAGCGGCCATCTTCGACCAGGAGCTGTCCGCGGTTTCGGGTGGGTGAGCTATTACGAAATCTGCGAATGGCTGGAAGTCCCGCCAACTCAAAAACCATCTAATCACCGGATCTGCCCACATTGCGGCAAGATCATCTAACACTTTCCGGTAACCTGTTGTTACCGGGGACTCATGGGGAATACCGGGGGCGCGCATCGGTTGACAAACGCGCATTAACTTTCAATCCTATTATGCCAGCCAACCATAAAATCTACTTTGACATAGAAACAGGCCCGATGCCTCTATCGGAACTCGTTATACCGCCATTCGTTGCCTCCGACGTAAAGCTCGGCAACATCAAGAACCCGGATCTCATAGCCGAAAAGATCCAGCGTGCAGAAGAGACGCACGTCAGCGATTACATCCGCAACGCTGCATTAGATGCACTATCGGGCCAGATCCTGTGCATCGGCTACCGTATTGAGCATGAGACACCATCGGTGCTGTGCTGTGATGCCGATGGTGAGGCCGAGATGCTCAAGCAATGGTGGAAGCTCATCACCAGCATGGAGCGCCAGCCCTCGCTGATCGGCTTCAATGTTAAACCGTTTGACTTGCCCTTCCTAATTAAGCGGAGCTGGAAGCACCGGATCACACCACCCTACTGGATCCGGCAGGGTAGGTACTGGAGCGAGCTCGTGGTCGACCTGCGCGAGGTTTGGCAGCTAGGCGACAGTAGGGCGCACGGCAGTCTCGGGGCCATCAGCAGGCATCTGGGGCTCGGCGATAAGGCAGGCAATGGGGCCATGTTCAGTGAGCTGTTTAAGACTGACCGTAAGGCGGCCATCAATTACTGCCTGCGTGATATCGAGCTGACCCAGAAGGTGGCTGATGTGCTGATGCCGGCCTACTAATCGGTGGACATCGACCAGGACAGACTATAGAGAGAGGCCGTCAGCGTGAGCCGTAGGAAGCGAGCGCAGGCACCACAAGAGAAACCATGTTCAACCAACTTTTCCCCGTCCGTACCGTGCAACGTCGCGCCGTTTCTCCGCGAGTTCCTACCACGGTGCGTGACGGGGTTTTCTGTTTGAATTATGACCTACTCCGAAAAACTCCAACATCCGCGGTGGCAGAAGAAACGCCTGGAAATCATGTCCAGAGACGGCTTTCAGTGCATCAAGTGTTCATCCAAGACCAACACGCTGACCGTTCACCATTTTTACTACATCTCAGGCAGGATGCCCTGGGAATACCCAGACCAATCAATGGTCACTCTTTGCAGGAAGTGTCACGTCGAAGGAAACGATGATTCCTGTCCCAGGCCTGCTTACTTTTACTTGTGGGAGGTTTCCGCGTGCTTTGAGATTGAAAGGCAAATTCAAATGATGCAGCAGGACATAGTTCCAGATGAGGGATGTCTGTTTTTTATTGAGCGAGCGGGGCATGATATTGGATGGCCTCCGTTTGAGATCATGCACCTTTTGAAAGACGCAGCGGAACACGGAATCATGACAGCAGCGTGGCTGGCTGACATTTCAAAACAGGTGATGGCAACCCAAGAACAAAAAGCCTCTAACCAATGAGAATTCGCACAATTAAACCAGAGTTCTTCCACCATGAAGGACTATTTGAGGCAGAGCTGGAAACCAAGCTACCAATCCGAGTGGCCTTCGCCGGCCTCTGGTGTATTGCTGACCGCGAAGGCCGTTTCAAGTGGGAGCCCAGGCGCATCGGTGTGCAGGTTCTACCCTACGATGGGGTCGACTTTTCACGCGTGCTCGACGCGTTGACCACGCGTGGTTTCGTTTTCAAGTATCGCGTGGGTGACGCGTGCTTTGGGTTCATCCCCAGCTTCCTAAAGCACCAGGTGATCAACAACCGGGAATCGGAATCGGTTCTACCTGATCCAGAGGGAAACATTGAGCAAACGCCAATAAACACCGAGGAAATTGACGCGTGCCACACGCGTGCCACACGCGACGACCACGCGGGTCAAGGGGAAGGGAAGGGAAGGGAATGGAATGGAAAGGAAGGAGTTTCGCAGAAAGTCTTGAGTCCTGACCTCGAAGCCTTTCGCCTACGTGTTGGTGCTATGCTTCGCCGTAGGCCTTCGACCAAATGGTCCACCGGTGAGATCAAGAAGCTGAAAGAGGTGTTCGACCTGAACACACCTGAGGAAGACCTAGTTCGCCTGGAGCAACGCTACAAATCCAACGACCCGTATCTCAGGAAAGAACTAGATACCCTGTTGAACCACTGGAACGGTGAGATCGACAAGACTCAAAGCGATCTGATCTCAGGCAACAACAAGCTAGGCGCTTCCAACCTAGATATCTCCAAATGGCAATGAGTGACCCCTACTACGCCCGGGACGACGAGTACGGCCTTATCGGAGCCTGTCTCTCCGGTGGTCCCGATGTTTGCTACGAGGTATTCGCCCGGATACCATCGGATGCAATCCAGCAGGACAAGCTGCGCCAGGTCTACGAGATCACCAAGGCCCTGATAGGCAGGCACGAGGCAATCAGCCTTCAGACCGTGGTCAAGGAGTGGAAGCGCTCTATTCCTCAACTGAGCCCCCCTTTTGAGGAATTGAACAAGGCCGATGAGCTATGCCCAAGCCCGGCCAATTATCCCGAGTTCGCCAAAGCTGTCCTGGAGGCTCACCACCGGAGACACCTGAGATTCGCCGGAGACAGGCTGATACGTGAATCCGCTGTCACCACCCTCTCGGTGGATCAAATCGTCTGTAATGCCGAGGCAGGGCTCACCGTTGAGGCATCCAAGGAGGAAGTACAATCCTCCAAGTCTGTTGTAAGTCGGTTCATCGACAGCACCCAGGAAAGGTTCAATCGCAAGGGCCAGTTGAGCGGTATCACCTCCGGCTTCTATCGTCTGGACAAGCTAACCGATGGTTTCCAGCTCGGTGAGTTAGCCATCATCGGAGCCAGGCCATCGATAGGAAAGACAGCCATTGCCATAGCCATTGCCAAGGCAGCAGCCATCGAGCAACGGGTGCCAACCCTTTTCATTAGCCTGGAGATGTCCGATGAGTCTATCGTGCGCCGTATGGTCTCGACCGTTGGATCCATACCGATGCAGGCCATTAAGACCGGTGAGATGGATGAAGGAGGCATGAAGGCTATGGGCGCAGCTACAGCGAAAGTTGCCGGCAGCCCCATTTACTATGTGTCGGGCTCGGGCATATCCGGCATTGCCACAATCACCGCGGTAATACGCCGGGCAGTACGCAAGTGGGGAGTCAAACTAGTGCTCATCGATTACCTCCAAAAGATCCATGGTTCCAAGTCAGCCGAGAAGAAGACCTATGAGATTGCGGAAGTGTCAGGCAAGCTCAAGGCAGTGGCCTCCGATACAAAAACAGCCGTAGTTGCCCTGGCGCAACTCAACCGGGAGAACGAAAAAGACAAAGGCCGAGTGCCTCGCCTCACTGACCTGGCCGACTCCGGGCAAATTGAGCGTGATGCCGATCTGGTGCTCCTGCTCAACCGGGAGCGTCATGAGGCCAACGGCGAGGCCATCATCGCCATTGCAAAACAACGAGACGGTGAATGCGGCATCGTCCCTCTGTGGTACGAAGGCCAATACTGCCGCTTCACAGACCCATCACCGAGCTTCCAATGAACATCAAATACGATCTCAACCGCACCAAGCTCCTGAACGAAGCGCCCAGGCTGATCAAGTGGGCCATCAACAAAGGCCTCATGTCCTACCCGCTATCCCAGAACTACCACGACGACGGTTCGCTTGACCCGGGCATCGAGGAAGAGATACACGTCAACCCCGAGCAGTACACACCGGAGTTCTGTGAGCGTGCCTATGAACTCAGGCAGCTTGGTATGACACTAGACGACACTGCTAAAGCAGTTAATGTATCCAGA